CACCTACACGATGGTAGCCTTCTTCGTTACATAACACAATGCAGCTAGCACCTTGTTGTGCAAAGCCGCCCGGACTTGCGATCAAGCTGGCGTGGAAGGATGTTTTGCCGGTATTAGGTCTTGCACCAATCTCAATCAGGTGTCCTGCGTTTACCCCCTCAACCTTACGTGTAAGGCTAGGGATATTGAATGTCCATCGTGCTTCAAGGTCATTACGTAGCAGCAATGTGTCCATGTCAATGTCATCCCACTCAATGTTTAGATCGGGTGTGAAGTCATCTCCATACTGCTCAAGCAACATACGTAGCGGCTCAAGGCTAGATTTGTCACCGTTAACGTAGTCGAATCCTAGATTGGCAATGTCTTCACCAACCACCTGTTGAAACAGTTTAGACAGCACCTCTTGCGCTATGTCACTGCCCATAGGTTGTTCTGCCTTAATCTTGTGAAACAAAGCAGAGTATGCCTGCTTCTGCGCAGTAGTGATAGTTGGGTTGTTTGACATAAACAATGCCTCAATCTCATCGGGTGTTACAGTACGTTCATAACGATCCATAGCTGTATCAATAGCCTGCTTAATCTTGCGCACGTCTTTGCTAAACAAACGGTCAGGACAACGTGCGCCACGATGATCTTCGTAGAACTCCTTGTCCATCAAACTTCTAATCAGTGATAATTCCATATAAATTCTCCATATCTGTCGGGTTACGATATTTCAAGTCATCTTTCAGCTTGAGTACACGAACATCGTTGACGTGTCCTCGTAATTCCTTCGCCATCTGTAGCGTCTTAGGTAATGCATCGGGGTCTAATGCTATAATCGCTGTTGAGAACTGTGCAAGATACCCTTTATGCGCCTCTTGTAGAGATGTTCCAAGAAGCGCAACCCCGACAAAGGAGCCGTAACCAACAACGGCTGCGCTTACACAGTCCTCAACAACAACTGCGACTTTACCACAACCATACGTGTATGGCAAGCCACTTTTTCCATATCTTTTCCATTTAGGTAGACGCTTACCGATAGCACGGCCCGTAGCATCTACAATCTTCCCATCATGCACAACAGGAAACACAACCCTGTCATCCTTCACATCATACATTACGCCTAACTCATCTGGGTCTAGCTTGTAGCGGAAGCAGAAGTTTAACACAGTACGCTTATCTCTGTGTGGTACGATGTAGCTAGGCAGTTCAAATGGCTCTGTAGCGAATTGCTCCGCACCCAAGAAGCCAGAACGTATATCATCTACAGATAAGTGTACACGTGTGCCACCACTGACACGACAAGATACCTTGTAGCAATTCCATATGATACTACCCATGTTGTTTGTCACCGTAAATGTTTTATAACCACCACATTCAGGACAGTTCATGCGCTTTGTCTCGCCGTTGGCTATGTCAAAGTCATTTATATTTATCATTTATATATCCTTTCTATATGTATACTATTATATATATTATAACATATATATATATAGTTCCCTGCGGCAGTTAAATGCTTATATCATGTATTCTTACGTGCTGTCAAGGCATTATTTGCACTTGTATACGTATTTTTTAAATAAGGTTTAACCGATTGCGGGTTAGCATGTCCTGTAACCGACATGATTTGTCCTATTCCTACATCAGCATCCACCATCTCTGTAACACCTGTGCGGCGTAAATCAGACAGACGTAATTCTTTTGCCAGTCCTGCCTCATCCATCAGCTTACGTGCATGTAACGGTAGCTTATACATCGTGTATGGTTCGTATACGCCACGATATGGCTGGGGTCTAGGTGCAACATACTGCTGAAAGCCAAAGTCTTGCTCTTGTTGTATAAGCATGTCAAGTAAATTGTCATCTATGGGTAGCTCAACCTGCGCATTACGCTTGGACTGTTGTATTATTACACGTTTAGTCTCAAAATCCAACATGTCCCACGTAAGCAAACGCATGTCACCCACTCGTTGACACCATTCATAGGCCATGTGTGCAATCAAACCTATGTTACGGGTGCTAAAATCGCTGTAGGCGGCGTCTAACAACTTTCTGACATCACCCTTCGTCCATACCACCTTACGCGGTTGTGTGGCTCTCCTACGTACCGTAGCGAAAGGATTGATGTTACAGTGTTCCATTCTTACTGCGTAGTTAAAAAGTATTCTGGTGACAGCCATGATGTGATTCGCAGTCGAGATACCACGATCACACCATTGGTCATAAGCTAATTTGGATTGTTTGGTTGACATTTTGGTGACATCGACATCACCAATGACTACCCCATCGACAGAGGTAGCCAATGCGTTGGTTAAGCAATACTGATAGTGTGCTTTAGTTTCATCCCTCAAGTTCTTGTAATCATGGGAAGAATAGTATTCATTGGCTACCTTTTTTAGTTTCATTATGCTGCTTCCATTGCTTGAAACTGTGGTGTATTAATCCAACCAGCCACATCAATCTCACGCTTGAACATTGAGATAGCTTGTGTGTCCTTACCTGTATTACGCAGGGCAAAGCCATTACGCTCATCGGCATAGGTAGCATAGTTGGTGAAGGCTGAGTATAATGCCCACAGATTACGTCCACGCACACTGACTTCCTGATTGTATAAGCCATACATCTTCTCTGACTTTTTGTCAGACTTCATAATGCCTTCAAGCATAGCTTTAACATCTACATGGGCAAGGCTAGTGTTAGCCCAACGCTGCATCTGTTCTGCCTGTGCAGTGAAGTCCTGTTGTGACTTGTGCAGTTCAGTGATGAACCTGTCGAGGCTGAAGTTGGATGTGTTCTTACGCATCACTTTACTGTGATCGCCTGTGATCTGCCCGTTGAGACAGAAAAAGTCGATAGCACCAAAGATAGTGGTGTTAGAACAAGTGCCGTTGACACCGTGCAAAGCAATGATCCGCTTCATCAAGGTAGTCTCGTGCTTGTCGGTGGTGATCTTAGCCTGCACATTAGGCAGGGTCACATCCATCATAGCCCAGCCATCCTTGTGTGCGCTGCGCCAGTATACCTGTGCATTTTCCATGTCATGCTCAGACAGGGTTTCTGTAGTAGTCTGCATGACGTTAGTGAAAAAGTCAGTGTGCGATGCACATGTGAAACCATTGCCTACGATGCCAATGTAGTCACCTGTGTTGCCGTTTATGACATACTTTTTGTCAGCAACTTTAGTCGGCTCAAACTCAACATTAAAGTCGAGGTGTTCTGGAATATATTCTAGCATAATTATTCTCCTATCGTTAATTGATACCCTGTTATATATTATATTCTAGCAAATGTCAACTTTAATAGTTCCAGTATTTTACTTCAACACTGTCATCAACAAGTAATCGCCTTAACGTGTACCATGCCTGATCCATGTTGCGTAAGTCCTCGTAGCTTATGTCACATAACTCAGACACTGCTTGTCTGATAGGTACGAAAGCCTGTAGCATTTCCAGTACAGCCTGTTGCTGTTTAGGTGTCATGCTTTTCCATGTGGCAGCAGCCTGTTCTTGGTTGATTTCCCATTGTGTCTTCTCTTTTTTCTTTGTCATTTTCAATCTCCTTTTTATATTTAATTAGCATATCATCCCGCAGTTTAACTACGCTATCCCAGTATTCTTTGCTTAGTCTATTCACTGCAATTCTCCATGTACCATGTCTTGAACTTGTGATAAGCCAGTATCTTGTAGGCTTCTAGGTCAAGAGTTTCCCATTCCTTGAGGTCAAGTCCCTCATATCTAAAGCGACTTTCCATCTCTCCATCCAGCATCACCATCAAAGCATTGGCCTGTGTGGGTGTTAGCTGTATCCATAGTGTTTTATCTTTAGCCATCGTTGTCAATTCTCCTCTGGATTTCCCTTGCTTCAGCCATATATTTCTGTGGCGTTGTCATGTGTTTATTCGGCTTTGTTAGTTCACTTTCTTCAAACTTACAACGTGTTGTATAATAAGCCATCAACATTGCCGCAAACTCAGGGAATGTTTCCCAGTCAGGTCTGCCGTGTGTATCAAATGTGTAATCAATTTCTGTGTCAAGTGCTACCAGTATGGCGTTGACTTGTTTCTTTGGTAGGTTAAGCGTTATCATAATCATCTCCTTTATCACGCAACTCAAGTGTGTCTACATCAACATCATCACCAATGTATGAATAGTCGTAGTCAGGAATATTGAATAAGGCAAGAGTGCCATCTTCATTACGCACATAGTCATTCTCATCGTGGTCATACACATACATAGGCATATCCCACACACCTATCGTGTATGCTTTGTCGGGGTCAAACTTAATCATTGTTTGTCTCCTTACTCATTAAGTCTATAACATCCACAGTTAGTGCATCAATCATACCATATACATCATTGATGTCCCAATACTCTAGCGGTTCCCATGCGTTGTCCTCAAAAAACTTATCTAACTTTTCTTCAGGCCAGTCTGCCCAATCATCAGGCAAATGTTGACATAGGAAGTGTCCAGACATTCTAGCAAATATTTTTTCATACGTCATCGTCATTCTCCTTTAACACCATTGGTATTCGTAATCATAATTGTACTCAGCATCAAGCTGATGCCATGCCAGTTCATAAGCATGATCCCAGTTTGTGTGGTAGCCGGTGGCTACGTCATCATCGGCAATACATTTTGCCCAGTGGTCAAGGCTAGGCTCATGGTCAAGTGGTAGTTCTTCCATTGTCATTCTCCTTTCGTGGATAATATACCTCTACCATGCTGTCGCATTTAGGGCAAGCCAGTATTGTTACCATGCTGAACTCATCACCTCGTGCATCATAGCCTACATCTAGGTCATGGTCATTGCCCCAGATTAACTTGGTGTTACAGTGCCAACAGTTCATGTGTCAATCTCCTCTACTGTAATGTCTGCTTCATAGTCACCGTCATATTCTTTCCAGTGTATTCCATCAAAGTTAAG